CGCCTGAGTAGTAACGCCAATTTTGCTTGCAGTTTTATCAAGACTATCAACAGCATCAAAAGACTTTTTAATGAGCAAGCCCATTGCAGCACCACCCGCAGCCAAACCAAGCGCAGACTTCATGCTAAAGACTGCTTTAGTTACTGTCTTTAAACCATTGGTGACGGATTTAAAGCCCTTCTTGGTCATATCTAATGCACTGATGATAATCTTGGTTTTTTCAGCCATCTTTCTCACTCATTATTTGGTAGTAAGCCATCCACTCGTTAAAGTGCGTGACGGACATTTGCTCTGCTTCTTCAATGCTCATGTGCAAGCGATCAGCCAAAGATAAAAGATTCATTCTTGATTGATCGCGTTTTAGTTTTTTGAGGCAGTCTCAACCGATTGGACATCGGCAAACATTTGGTTGGCAATTTCAGAGATAACCGCTGTTTCCTCACCCATGAGATCAATGCGATCCTCTGAGCTTGTAAACAGCCGATCACCAGACTCATCCATTGCTTTCATTACAATAAGATCAACCATTGCACCGATTGTCGTATTCTCAAGAAACTTAGGATGCTTCTTTTGCAATTCATTAAGGTCATAGCAAGAAATTGATCCACAAAACATCTTGAAGGGTACGCCCTTCTCATCAGCCCACGCCTCAACCATCACCTCACGCAGTGGTATCGCTCGCCTTGACCTTAACTCTTTAGCCAGACCCATTAATGGGCTGCCTCAGTAACCGCACCAGATACCTGAATGCTGAAACTAGCTTCGACCATGCCATCAAAAGAGGCGTTAATTGACTTGCTCGTAACAATGCCAGTGCCTGAATACTTCTTTGAGCCTGTAGCTGTACCAGATGGAGATATTTCAAAATCAACACTGGCGCGAGAATCCAGTACCAACTGCTGTGCATCAGCTTGATCCCAGTAACAATCAATAGAGACTGTGCTACTGTCTAGCCCTGCTTTGTAAGTGCGTGAAGTGTTGCCCATTGAGCTATCTTCAATAGTGTCGGCAGATGTCTCTAGGGTGAATGATGTTACCTCACCAACAACGACTTCAGTGACCCCTGCTAACTGTAATTTTACTATGCCTGTTTGACCTGTAACTGTAGCCATTTTGTGTTTCCTTTAGTTAAAATGTGATGCTTTTTGATGGACGAAAAAAAACCGCCAAAGGGCGGTCTGTTTCAGTTGGTTTAATTTAGGTTGTGCCACGCGTGTATTCGTACATCACGCGAACGGTCAAAATGACTCCTCCAATGGGGTCAATAGAACCTTCATCGATTTCTACTTGAGTGATTTGCGTATCTTTAGCAAAGCCGCCTCTAGTTCTGTCTACATCAAGACCCTCTTCAATCGTCTCAATGATATTGTTTCTTGCCTGGTCAATAAGCCCTGCCTTAACAAAGCAAACTAACTCATAGTTAATGGTGGCTATGCGCTTGCCTATTGAGCCGCCTATGGTCGAATCTTCGCGATTCTCATCAGCCGTTCTAACAAGGACAGCCGGATATTGTGCGTTGGATAACTTATCAAACTGGAATGGCTCTCTGGTGACGTAGCTTATGCGTACAGGGGCTACGACATCTTGGAGCGTGGTAATAATGTTTTCTGCAATAGATTCTCTAATACTCATGGTAAGAACCTCTCAAATGTCTTTGCCAGTTGCTTTTCTTCTAGCCGACTAAAGCCAAAGAACTCTCTGGTTTTATTGTTGTTAGATGCCTTTTTAGCCTCAGTGCCTCGCAAGAAAAAGATCTCAGCCCTTTTGCTGTTAGCTTTGACGCTCATATCACCCAACATCTGACCAGTAAAGTTAAGGTCTACATTGACCGGGGTGCGCCCTTTCTTAGCTCTAAAGAAAGCATACTTTTCACTGTATGGCTTAAAGCGTTGACCGTTCATGTCAACACCCTTAGCGGTTCTGTCTTCTATAATGTTCAAGCCAATAGCGGCTGTCTTAAACAAAGCCTTTTGTATACCTGCTTTGATCTTTTCTTGACGCTTCTTGGCAATGCCCTTAAAACTCTTGGGCTTAATATCAACCTTAACCGCTAGGCTCATCGGACTAGACGACCATCGTTAATAGGGGTCTTCTCATCGTCATCAATCGTGCCGTTGTTGTCATCGTCATATTCAACGCCATCTTTAAATACAGCCTCCAACTCTTCTGCAAAGCGAGACTTGTAAAAATCAATCATTCCTTGAAAGCGATCACCATCAACCCAGTTGGTCAATTGCGGTAATGCGTACTTCCATAGGACTAAATAAGCATTTGCACGTGTCCACTGCGAGTCAGTTAGGTATGCAGGTTTTAACTCACCACTAAACCCTCGCTTATCCCACCAATCTGCACGAATCTTGCGCTCGATATCTGCTTGTGCTTTTGCGTGGTCAGTAGAGAACGAATCAATACCAAAACTTAGGATGTCAGGAACAATGTCCATCAAATCCGCGTCGCTTGAAAATGCCATAAATACTCCAATAAAAAAGCCCCACCCCCGAAAGGATGAGGCTTGTCTTTACTACTTAAACAGCCGCGTCAAAGAACAACTCAACACCGTAAGTGTCATCAAGCTCACCAACACCGTAAACGGCAGTTGCGTTAAGCTCAGTGGCACGTAAGGATGCATCACGCTGAGTTTCGATCTGGAAGTCACGCTTCAATGCAATCGCTAGTGCTTCGCGAGAGAATACAGCGCCCTTAACATCATCGTTACCGTCAACAGTTAGGTTGCTTGACTGATAGATATCAACACCGCCCAAAGAACCGACAAAGCTACTACGCATTGCCTCGTTCTGAGCATCGCCACCGTTAGGATTGGCAAAAGTGTTAGTCAAGTTAGCCTTCAACTGGTAAGCAGTGTAAGGGTGAATAACAGCGGCCATAGAACCAGGCGCGTTGTTGTTTTGAAGGATTGCAACAGCCTTGAAGATGTCAGCAACAGTGATTTCTGTTCCTGCGCCACCTAGAGAGGTTGAGAAGCCATCAAACAGAGCAAGAAGGTCTTGATCCATTTTCTTAGCAATAGCCGAACCAAGAACAGTGCCTAGCTCAATGGCAGGGTTGCCATGTCCGTCACGCGCTAAGTCAGTTAGCAATACCTGTGCGCCAACTTCTGCGATAGTTACAGTCACAGATGAAGTGCTGACAGTGGTGCTTGACATGTCAGTGCCTTCGGTCAAAGCCGCAGCCGCGATTGAGGGGTATTTCGGAATCTGAATAGTCTTACCCGGCACAGAACCGATGTTATAAGGAGTTACCAAACCAAGCATTAAAGACTGCTGTTCAGCGGTGAATCGAGCCTGTGCGATGATATTTGCAAACAGGTCGTCAAGTGTTGCACTGGTTGTTGCTGCCATGATTATTACCTTTCTTTAGGGCGAAAAAAAACCGCCAAAGGGCGGTCTATTTCATTAAGTTAAATCAAGATGGCTAACGCTTGGTTGCGGCATATGCCTCTCGGCCACCAGTTTCCCAAGTGTCTACCATGTCTTGATGAGTCATTGTTTTTTGGACTGAGCCGCCAGAATTACCCTGACTGCCAGAACCACCTGCCGATGCCCTCACGAAATGGGGGTTGACAGTTAAAAATTCAGTTACCGCTTCACCAACAGATAACAGATCACCCTTCTCGTTGTAACGAGGGGTATTGTTGCCATCTACTACCTCAACAGTCCCATCCTCTGACAAGCGAACTTGATGCTTTAGCAGAGTAGAAACTTGATCTGGATTAACCGCATTGTTAATAGAGGCCGCAGACAACAAAGCACCGTCAACCAGTGTTTGATGTAGCTTGCTCTTATAGGCGTTTATTTCCTGATCCTTTTTGCTTACCGTATCCTTCAATATAGATTCAAATTCACCGCGCTCTTTTTGAGCCTGTAGGTTGGACTCATCACGCTCTTTTAAAACCTGTCTGGCTTGATCTAAATCAATATCACCAATCTGGCTTTCAAACTTGCGTGTTTGTCGCTCCAATCTACCTGCTATCATTTTGTCTACTTGAGCTTGTGTAAACGTCTTATCCTGAGTTTCTACTGCCGCTGTTTCAGTCTCAGCTTCTGTTGCCATGATTTCATCGCTCATGTGTACGTGCCTCTTTCGAGTGGTTTAAAACTGGTTATTTAGATTTCTTTTTCTTCTTGGGTCGCCCTACTTTTGACCCATATGTTCCTTTACCTTTTGGCATGACTTACTCCTCAAAAACTGGCCTCCAATGGTGTCGGCAGTTATAACCACCGCGCACAATAAAAGGATCACCGGAAGCCTTACCTGCCCAAGACCCCGACCATGTTTGTTCGATTTCTTCATCTGTAAACGTCTGACCCTGATGCTTGCGACAGAATGGCCGCGTGTCTCTAATGCTTGAACCGTAATACTTCCACTTCTCAGCGCCTGACTCTTTGCCTATCGCTGTGTTAATGGAGGCATCGAATTGCATAAGGCTGTCTTGCATCATCTGTACTGAATAACGTCTAAGGTTGCGCCCGGTTGCATCTCTGCCATAGAGTGTCTGTAGCTTCTCAACCGCTGCCGCCTTTTGTGCCGCTGATCCATTGGCCGCAATATCAACTAATTTCTTAGCCTCTAATGAGTCCGATGAGATATAAATGCCGTTGATGCTTTGACTTAGGTTCTTAACAGACTCGTTAAACGCTCTGCCCGTTAGTGTGCTTTGATAAACTTCTGTTGCTAGGATATCCAGATACTCACTAGCAAGCGCCTCAAAGCCCTGAAAGGAAAGACGCTGTAACTGGGTGATGACCGATGCCTCAACATTGATAAAGTCACCGTATGTCTGGAGCATAGCCAAAGCTGATGCCGATACATTCCTGTACTGCCGTATCGATGCCTGAACCTCTACCAGATACACCTCATCAATGATCGATCTGATCTCAGCCCTAGCCGCTAACGCCCATTGCAGATCAAACAAATTCCCATCACTTAAAGGCGCTGTTGCCATCAATGAAGAGATTCGTGATTCTAGCTCTTTAAGTGCTGCGGCTATTCTTGCCTGGTGGGTATCTGCTAAACGATCAAGGAGATCGCTGTAATCGTTTTCTGCCGACATTAGAACTGCCCTGGATCAGAACCTTCATCTTCCTTTGGCTCGATCAAAACGTCACCGCCTTCAACTTGCTCAAGACCGATCTTCTCTCTTATCTCATTCGGAGTAACGACACCTGCATCAATGTGGTAGCTGTATATCTGTGTCTTATCAGAGAAGTCACCTAGCACTGCTGTGCTTTCTTCGATCTCTGTATGCGCTTTGGCAAGTGCCTCATCATCAAGCACTAGATCAGCGATTTGCATATCAATGTTCTGCATTAAGGTGACTGAGCGAACACCACTGGCGCGTATCTGTTGCAAGAAGGTTAGTTCTTTGTCGTAGTCTCTAAGATCAAACGAGTCTGGATAGGAGATTTCCACATCGGGGGTAACGTCCTGCCAATCACAGAACAATACAAATAACTGCTCTTCTGCTAACTCCAATATGTCAGCCTTTTCCGATAGCTTACTGTTAAGCATCTGGAAC